GCGGTATGAGGTTTCCACCACTCGAAGCTCGTCTGGATCGACAGCGAGCTGCGGATGACGGTGTACGCGAGGTTCTCGGCGGTCTTGCCGGTCGTCTCGCCCTCGCCGGAGATGCGGATGAGGTTGGTTCCGTCGCCCAGGTAGTCGGCGATGTCCACCGTCTGGACGGCGTTGGAAGGCACCGTCATGGTCTTCACCGGCTGGTATGAGCTGTCGGACGGTCTCTTGACCGAGATCGTCACGATGCCGGCCTCGCCGGTGTCCACGAAGGCAGAGGTGCCGACGTACATCACCTGCGAGATGAACGAGAACTTGACCTCAGCCTTCTCGCCTCGTGAGACGTAGAGCGTCTGCGACGAGTAGGCGGAGAAGCGGAGGTTGTACTTCGTCTCGGTGACGGATCCTCCGCCGCCCGATATAAGTATGTCGCCGGCTCCGTAGATGCTCTGGCCGTTGATGGTCTTGAGAGGAATGTAAGCGGACGGAGAGGTCTTGATATTTTCTTCCAATTCATTAGCCTTCTCCTCTGCATAGCCCTCAAGATAGGTCACTCGGTTTTCGACAAATGACCTTGTTGCCAAGCTGGAGTTAAACGAGTCCCATCTCCAATTACCTTCAGCGTCCACCCACACATATATATTCCTTATGATCGGATCTTCTGCATCCACGAGATAGACGTCCATTTCCACTCGGCCATCAGATGACACCCTCGCATTTCCCACAGAGACAAGATTACCGCTTCCGAACCTCATGTATATCGGAGAGCCGTTGTTGATTGCCTCGGCCATCTCCTTGACCGTAGTCGAAGTCTGCAAGACGTTGAGATTCCACGGATCTGACGAGCAGGTCGCATCGAAGATGACCGCGGGCGCTCCTCCCGCTCCTTCATTTGTTTCGGGGAGTACCACCCCATTTACCCATTTCTTCTTTACTGCATCATACATCAAGACTTGCCTGTCCTGGGCCTCGGCGAGTTCCACATCGGAAAGGTCAGACAAGGCATTGACCGTGCTGCCTTCCTGATACAATGTCAAATAAGGCAATTCGGACCATCTGCGTTGTCCGTCGCCGATCTTGAAGCGGTCGGCATAGCCTACGGTGTACGCAGGCTCGCCGACGCGTAGGACGGGGTCGCTGGCTATCCAGTTGTCTTCGGTGTCGTGACGCATCTGAAGCTGTGCGTCGATGGTTATGCGGGTGTCGGCCATGTCTTCTTACTTGCCTATGATCTTGATGGTTGTCCTGTTGCTTCTCATCTTGCCCTGTACCGTGTATTCAGGAAAGTCCTTGCAGTTCTCGGTCAGGTACTGGATGGCCTCCGCCATATAGGTGTCGGCCTGCCCGAACAGCTCGCGGTACTGGCGCTGTCTCTCCGCCTTCTCGGCCTCGAAGCTGTACTGGTCATCCTTGACTACGGCGCCGTAGGTTGTCGCCTGTATGTTGCCGTCCCTGATGATCCGGGCGAGGGCATAGTAGGCGAGGGCCGTCTTGATTCCTGTGAGAAGCCTCGGACTGCCGCAGCGTCCAGACCATTCCCCTCCGGAGAGAAGCACCTTGAAGCGCGCGTCGTCCGGGGCCTTGGTCATCGCAAGGTACAGGGCGTCGCCGACCCTCGGCTTCACCTCGACCCTCTGGGCCTCGGCGATCATGGCCTCGGCTGTCTCCTGTTCGGCCGAGCAGGGTCTCGCCAGCTGGCTGATTTCCTCGTATGTGATGAGATTCTTGATCATGGCTGTGGTGTGGTTGCAGTTGTGGAAGTGTCTACGAGAGGGATGATTGCGAGGCTGTCAAATGTCGCCTCCTCCGGGAGAGGGTTCGACGGGGTCCAATGGCGCAGCAACGAGACGTAGCATCGCGTGAGCGCCTGCTGGATCTTGATCTGCCTCTTGGCGTAGTCGCGCTCCACGTCAGCGACGAGCGTGCCGCTGAAACCGACCTTGCCGTTGCGTATGGCTAGCCAGCCCTCCTGGTTGAATGCCGCGTATATGTCGTCCTTGATCTCTGCAGCGGTCGCAGTGAACTCCTTGTCGTAGTTGTTACCCTGGATGTTCACGAACTCCGGCAGCTCCTCCTTGCTCTCTACGGTGATGTCGAGGATCTTTAGGGAGTTCGGGTCGCCCTGCAGCTGCATGAGGTCCTCCGCATACTCTTCACCGTCGATGGCCTCGGGCTGCGAGTCGTCGCCAGGCATGGGAGCGCCCTGGCTCTTGAGGCGGACGAAGGCTCCGGCCGGGAGGAAGTTGTTCCTCACGTTCCTGTTCATGATGTTGCTGAGCCCCTCGTCGGTGCTCATGTCGGCGAGCACGGCGTGGAACTTCGCGTAGGGGTACTCCATGTAGCCCTCGCGTGAGTAGTAGAAGACCTGGCCTTTGTAGAACTGGGGGCCGCCGGCCTCCGCCATCTGGCTGAGCACCACGGCTGGGTCGGGGTTGAATACGTCGATGCAGTCCACCTCGCTCTCCGTCACCCTTATCTGGCGCCCGTTTCGGGTCAGCCTGCCGCTCCAGTCCGGGTGCAGCGCGACCTTGCGGACGAAGCCATCCTCGTCAGGCTCGACGATGCGCGCGTTCTCGAACGGTATGTGGTGCAGGCTCGTGATGTTCGCGTCGATGTCGTAGTTGACGTGGACCGCGAAGCCGTTATTCATGCCGAGGTCGGCCGAGACAAGGCTGTGCAGATCTGCCAGGCTCTGGCCGTCGAGGTTGACGACAAAGGCTGCGAGCGCTTCGGAAGCGACGCCCTTGCCTTCGATGTAATCTATATAACGCTCCAGGCACCCGTGGCCCGTCTTCGAGTTCAGAACGATGTTGCGCACGTTCTGCGGGTACAGGTTGTCGGCGTCGTATGACTTGATGCCGAGATTTCTCAGGTATTTCGGTTCAAGGGCCGGCTCGGCCTTTGGCAGATAGCTGATCTTCATGTCTTATTCCTCGTTGTTTTCCGCGTCCTGCATCAGGGCCTTCATCGCCTTCGACTTGCTCTCCGGCGGTAACTTCTCGAACTTGCTGCGGGCCTCCGGGTTCTTCTTCAGGTAAGCCGCGGCTATCTCGTCGGTGATGTTGTGGCATGAGTATGCCTCGGTGCCCACCCATATGATGATACCGGGGCGCAGCTGGTATCTCTGATCCTTTGCCATTTGCTTTCGTTTTTTAAGTGATCCATACAAGACGATGACCGCGTCGGTGTACCGGTCCCTGCATCCGCAGTCCCTGACCTTCTTCCCCGTCTCCTCGAGGTGAATCGCCTCGATCACGGCCTTGTCTTCATCGCTGAATACTGAATCGTCTCCACCCGCTGCCATCAGCGAGCGGAGACGTGTCAGCTGCGTCATTGCCTCCTGGTAGTCCATGGCAATGCGCTGGTGTTAGGCTTTCAGGAAGGACTCGAAGAGAGTCTGACCTGCAGCGTAAGTCTCGCCCAGATACAGGCGTGACACTGGCGCACCTGTCTCGGTGAGCGTGTAGAGTCCGCCGTTGTAGTAGTCGCCGTTCGCGTCTTCCGCGAGGGCGGTGAGAGTGAGGCCGTTGTGGAAGCCGAGGATCTCGAACGCCGAGTTGTTGTCGGTGCCCTTATCCTTGCGCTCGACAATCGCCACGAACTCGCCGTTGATGAGCGGGTCGACGAAGTTGCCTGCAACATCGCGGTCATTGTTGATGACTGCGATGACGAGGTTCTTCGTCACTGACTTGAAGAAGTCGTTGCTCTCGAGGGCGGCGTTGCTTCCGGTGTACGGCGTGCTGCCCATCTGATAGATCTCATAGCCGGTCTTTCCGGTCTTGAGGCCCAGCCCGGTCAGCACGTTCGCGTATGTCTCGGACTTCTCCACTGCGGAGAAGTCGATGTCCTCTCGATTGATGAGGACTGCGCGGCGCTCGTATCCCTTGATCGGGAGCTTCGCGCAGTCACCCTTCGGGAGGCCCTGCTTGATCAATCCGTCGCATGCGCTCATGATGCAGTCCTCCTATCCGTTAGTATGCCACCGCTGCGTATTCCTCCGCGAGCACGAGGGCTCCGAGGGTGTCCTTTGCGAGCAGATAGTTCACCTGGTCCTTCTTGTCGAACCATGCGTCGAGGCGTGCGATGCTGTCCTGAGACTTCGTGCCGGCGCGGAAGTTGTCCTTGCTGCCGTAGATCACGCGGAACGGCTTGTCGTACGCGCTCGCGTTGGTTGTGTTCAGGAGGTACTCCTGGATGATCTCGTCGAACTGAGGCACGGCCACCACTGTGATGCCCTGGTAGGTTGTCTTGGTGATGCCTGCAAAGATCGACTCCCACTGGAGCTCGCTGCCCTTGTTGTTCTCCTGGATGTCGAGGTTGAGCATGTCGGCGAACGCCTGGGTCACGATGAACACGCGGTTGCCCTGCTTGCGGAGCTTCATCGGTGTGTTGATGATCAGGTTGTTGAGAACACCTGTAGCTGCGCCAGGCTGACGCATTGCCTCGTACTGGGCTGCCACGGTTGTCTTGGTGTTTGCCTCGATAGTCACGCGCGGTGTCTTGCCTGCTGTCACTCCTGTGAAGAGCTGCTTCCAGATACCGTCGATGAGGTTGAAGTGCTCGGCGTCCACGCCTTCCTTCAGTGTGCCCTCAGCCACTGTATCTCCGAAGAACACGAGGCGGATGATGAGGTCACGGATCGCCTGCTCGAAGATAGGGCGGACGATGTTGTCGAGGTAGTAGGTGTCGGTAAGATCGGCCACGTCTGTGCCGTTCTTCGTCATGTGCTCGGCGATGGTGTTGAGAAGGTCCTCGTAACAGATCTGTTCCGCGATCTGCCACTCCACGAAGTTCCACTCCTTCTCGGAGAGGTTCACGAGGTCGGTGTCATACGTAGGGTTGCAGCCCTGTGACTTCTTGCCCATGAGGCCGGCAGGCTGCACGAAGCCGAGCTTCTTGCCCTGCTCCTGGCCTGTCATGAAGGTCACCACCTGGCCGAGTTTGTCCTCCTCGAAAAGCTCGAGGAAGATGAGCTCCGCGAGATCTCGGAGAGCTCCGTTCTGAGGGGTCAAGCCCTCAAAGTTGATTCCTGCTGATGCCATAGTCTATTTAGTTGTGGGTTACTGGTCGTCATTCTTGCGCACGACCCTGTCGCGCTTGGCCGCCTTCTTTGCCCTTGCGGCCGCGAGGGCTTCTGCTGTCTTGCTGTCTCCCGAGTGCTGCACGGTCTGCTCCTGCCTCTGGCGCTGGCTAGGCCTGTAGCTGCTCTTGATGGACTTCTCGAGCCATGCGGCTCCGCCGGCCTTGTCTACCTTGGCGAGGATGTCCCTCTGGTCGTCGCTGATCTGCGAGGCCTCGAGCTCTGTCACGCACGCCTGGAGTCGGGCGATCTCGGCGTCCTTCTCCGCGAGCTCCGCCGCGTGCGCCTCGTTGATCGCGTCCAGGTCCGCCTCCTGGCTCTGATTCGCGCTGTCTTCAGGATCCGCTTCCGGCGCCTCCTCCGGCTCCGCGTCGCGTATCTCAGTAATCACGCCGTCAGCGATCACGATGGTAGTGCCGTCCGGCATGAGGTGCTCGCCGTCAGGTGTGGCCTTGTCGCCCACCGCCGGGTCTTCGCCTTCCGGCTTGTCGATGCTGATCTCGGTGCCGTCCTGTGCGGTGAGGACATAGCCTACCGGGTCAGTCTCGGCCTCCATCTTGACTGAAAGGCCGATGGCCTCCGCGAATGCCTTGAACGCGGAAGCGATTTTCTTCTTGGTTTCCATATCTGTCGGTGATTGAATGTTCGTCGCGCTGGCCGGCTCCAGGATCTCATGGATGAAGCCCAGCTCCTTCGCCCTCTCCATGCTCATCGGCTTGTCCTCCTTCATGATGGCCTCGAGAACGTCGCGGTCGGCTCCGGTCCTCTCGACCATGAAGTCGAGGGCTCGCTGGTTGTCTTCGCGCAGGATCGCCGCATGCTTCTCCAGCTCCTCCGCTGTGCCCTTCTTCAGGTACATGTCCTGGTAGAAGGCGTCGTGTATGAGTACGGTGGCGTGCTTGTATCCGCGGCGTTCAGATGCCGCGAGGAGTATGAGGGAAGCCATCGAGGACGCCTGACCCTCCACAGTGGCAGTGATCTTCTTGCCGGTGGCGCGGAGCTTGTCGATGATGCCCCAGCCCTCCGACACCACACCGCCGGGCGAGTTGATGCGCATGTCGATGGTGTCATCGTCCTCCGGTATCGAGGCGATGAACTCGTCGATCCCGTTGAAGGACACGCCGTCGAGGCCCATGAACATGAGCCTGAACTGGCGCTCCTCCTCGGGTATTATCTCGCTGTATATCTTAAGTGTCATAATTGCAGGGTTTTGTACCGTCTGCAATTATAGCAAAAAGTGGCGCGTTCTGCGCCACTTTGTTATAAAAATCCACTATCAAATCGTGATAGTAACCGGCTTTTCCATGGATCTGAGGATCCTCCAGACCGTCGCCTCCGAGATCACGTAGCGGATCATGGCCTGACGGACGCAGTAGTCCATCTTGTTGCCGTCGCTCCGGAGCTTCTGGACGAAGCGGTAGATTTCGGCGTTCTTCCAGTCCTGGACCGTCACGCCGGCCATGGCGCACTCCTGGAGTACCCGCTCATGGCGTTCCACTAGTTCATATCGTGTCATATGCTGCTGATGTCGTTGATGTCCGCGACGCGCTTCTGCACTCTCGTCACCTCGTCAACTCCCACGTGCAGGTTTACATCTTTCATGCCAGCGGCTACGGCTGCAGCCAGGAACTCGAAGCCCTGCCTTGATCCGCCCGATGCGGGATTGAAGGCCACGCCGCCTCCGGCCTGGTTGAGAGACGAGAGAAGCGGTGAAAACATCGAGGTGGTCCTCGCGTTCATCACGCTCTCGCCGTTGCTCAGCATCGCCGGTATGCTGTCGCTGGTTCCGGTGCCCGGACCGCTGACGTAGCCACCCGATGCGAACTTCGCCGACTTCACGGACGCGATGGCCTGCGTCATCACAGCGGTGACCGCGCCTACCGTAGTGGCCACGGCCGCGAGCATGTCCACCCATGTGGCGGACGACTGCGTCGCTGTCCTGATGGCCGAGGCGATGGCGACGCCCTGCTCGATGGCTATCTGGGCGAGCGCTATCACGCGCGCCATCTTTGTGAGTTCCTTGTTCTCTGCCCCAATGGTGGCCAGCATGTCGGCGATGCTTCCCGTCGCGGCGGCGAAGGCGAGGGCGGTCTCCTCCGCGTACGCGATACGTTCCTCCTTCGCCTGTGCCTCCTCGGCCTCAAGCTGTCTCTGGGCCTCGATGGTCGCCAGGGCGTTGTCGATGGTCTCCTGCATGAGCTCCTGGGAGAGCGCCTCCATCTCGTCGGTCCATGACTGCTCGAGGGCCGTCATGTCCTTCAGGAACTCCTCCTTGCGCAGCCTGCGCAGCTCGTCGGTGCCCTCCTCCTGGGCGAGCCTCTGCATGTCGAGGTCATACTCGGCCTTCAGCTGCTCCACCTTCAGGGCGTACTCCTCGAGCGAGCCCTCCTCCACTAGCTTGAGGCGCGCCTCGATCTCGCGCTTCTTGATGTCCAGCTGCTTCTGGATCTGTTCGTCGGACAGCCCCGATGCCTTCGCCAGCGCAGCGAGCTCGTTCTCGGCGTTCTTGACCCTCGCGTCGCTCGCCGCCTTCTCCTCCGCGCGGATCTGGTTCGTCGCTTCCACTATCTGTGCCTGGAGCTCTCGGGTCTTGTCATAGTAGGCCTGCTCGGCGCGTCTCATTTCCGCGTATGACTGGGCTAGGGCGTCGTTCTCCTCCTTGCTGTTCTGGGCGAGCTTCGACTGCTCGCTCTGTATGCGGTAGCGCTCCTGAGCTATCTCCATTTCCCTGCGCGCGATGCGGTCCTCCACGCTGATGGCCTCCTCCAGGAATGCCACTCTTTCCTTCGCCGTGTAGTTCAGTTTGTCTGCGGCCTTCGCGCGAAGCTGGGACACCTTGAGCTGATCGTCGGCGTTCTGCATGATCACCTCGCGTTCTCGCAGCTGCAGGGCGATCTCGGCCTTCGTGAGCTCCTGCTCGGTCTTCATGGCCTCGTTGACCAGTCCGAGCTTGTCAGCCCACTCGGTCAGCTTGGTCACGACCTTGGCGACGCCTTCGCCGAGCTTCTGCATGATGTTCGTCAGGAGTCTGCTGCCCGCGTTCAAAGGCGCCAGGGCCACGGTCACCGAGTTCATGGTCGCCTCGGAGCTCTTGAGGCTCTGGATGACCTTCTGAAGTACGGTCACGAGCGCGCCCAGGATAGCGATGACCGGGGTCTTGGACAGCGCCGACAGCGCCATCTTTGCGTTGTTGATAGGGCCTACCACGCCGCCGGCGGATCCACCCATGCGTGTGAAGGCCTCGACGAAGCTGTCGGCGTAGTTTCCGACGTTGCGGTAAAAGCGCCCCGTCTCTTGCTCGCTGTTCTTGAGCTGCGCTGTAATGTCCTGGATCTTGGCCTTCAGCTCCAGCCCCTGGGCGCTCCGGCGCTCCTCCTCTGACAGCTCGTCGTAGGCCTTCGTCACGTTGCTCAGTTCCGCACGGAGGGCGCGGAGTGATCCGGCCTTCTCCGTGTCCATCTTGATGTTGTTCTGGACCTCCTTGCTGAGTTCCTGGACCTGACGGCTGTAGGCCTTGGTCTCCTCCTTGCTCTGGCTCAGGGCTTTGTAGTAGTCAGCCTGGGAGATCTTGCCGGATTTGAAGTCCTTCGCCAGCTGCTGCTGGTACTTGCGCTGCTCGTCAATGAGCCGGTTGTATTCGGCTATGGCGGTCACGGCCTTGTTGTTGTCCACGACCACCTCGAGGATCTTTGTCTGTGTAGTGTCTGCCATGTGCTATGGTATCTGAATGAGTTCGACTTTGCATGTGTCCGTGTCCGATGTCTGGACCTTGAGGACCGCATAATATCTTCCGGTCTGTGCGAGATATACCGGGCGGGTAAAGTCCAGCCCGGCAAGGTCAAGCTCGTCAAGTCTTATAAGGGCCTCGACAAGTACAGGGCGCCGGACCGCATCCTGGTATCTTCCGTAATACTTGGCCACGAGGCCTTCCCTCTTGAAGCTCTCGGGAAACACCAAGTATCGCTCGCCTGACGTGCTGCGCTGCCAGATGAAAACACGCGGTTCGATGTCGATGTCTTCCGCCGTGTACGTAGTCTCGAGCGTTTCATCGTTGAATTCCGATGTCACCTTATAATGCTCCGCCACATTTCCATTGCTGGCGGCGAAGGGCAGCTTGTATAGATCAGAGCTACCTGCGACGGTTTCGTCCTCCGTCACAATCACTGCATCGGGAGATGGCCGCACCTCGACGTCCTCCGTGTAGCGTATGTAATTTTTTCTGGCCATTCCGTCGCGGCGCGGTGAGACCCGCTCAAGCCCTCCCGATACCTTGCCCGTCCAGTCCTGCGCCTCAGACAAGTCTAGGATCGCCCCGTATTCGACGAACTTGAGGACTCTAGACGGGGTGACAATCGGAACGATACCGAGAAGCGCGCAAGCCCCCTTGATAAAGTCCACTTGTGTCATGTCGGGCAGGTTTTCCGCCACGGGGAACAGGTTCTGCTGGCTGATCGGAATATGTTCATGGACGTGCATCACCGAGAAAGCCGGGAGGCTGCTGTCATAGGCAGACATCGGGTGCGAGGCATTAGGTTTGGCACCTCCGAAGCGCACCTCGAATTCGTCATAACCTGACAGATCAAGTTCTTCATCTGCCGAGCAATGCTCCACGCCGTCTGCGTCGATTTCGAAGAAGTACTCAGCGATGGATTGCCCGGACGTATCCGTTATGCGGACAGGCTCATTGACGCCTATGACATAGTTAGCGAGGTCGTTCTTGAGGTTCAGCACAACGCGCACCCTCTTGTTATCGCCCACTTCGAATCCGTCATAGCCCGCGTATTCGTGTACGACAGGGTCCCAGCCATGCGTCCAGTCGTTGAAGGTTATGCCTTCGCCCTCGCCCTGGATGTTATACGCAGTAGCACTGGCCGCTCTCGACCCCGATTCGATTTCCATCGCCCTGCTTGGCCGATGCCCGTTGCATAAGAGCTTGGCTCGATACAATGAATCCATTTCAGTCTGGTCGTCGTCAATAAATGCGTTCCATCTCACACCGGCTTCAGTAAATATGCACTGGAATAGCTCAAAGAATTGCACAGAAGGATGCGATGCGGCGTTGACCGTCGGGTATGTATAGCTTCCTAGCCCTGAATAATACCTGGCGAAATAGTTACCAGTATAATCGGGCTCCCCGTCGCTGCCTACCCAGGTCAAGGTAGGCAGCGTCGTGAGATCGCTGAGCTTCTTGCCGGACTCGCGCCACTCCAACAAACCATCTACCATGCGCCACAGAAGACCGATCTCGATGGCGGTGGCTGTGGTGCCGATGATATAGGCCTTCGCCTTTCCGAGAAGGTCAACGCCGTTACGATAGTAGCTCGCATCAAGATAGCGTCTTACCGCCCCCGAGTCATACGAGGGATTGCCAGGATCGTCAAGGATCGCCAGGTTCCTGCGTGTCTTCGGCAGGCTGATGGTGTAGGAACGAGAGAAGTGTATGCTCCCTATGTCCTGAAACAAGCCGCTGACGTACTCGAGTGTGATGTCCACGCCGTCGATGTCCGCCGCCTGTCCGTTGATGATGAGTTCGTGCGTCATAGCTTGATGGTGTTTCTCGGCATGAGTGTGATGGACAGCTCGAACTCGTGCAGCCTAGGCTCCGCCCTTCTGACGCTGCGCGCCTGGGTGCCGCCGTCCACATTGACCCTCACCCAGCGTATCGTGCTCTCGTAGTCTATCGCCGCCAGCGCCGCCTCGCCCCCGTCCACGGTGGAAGCGCCCACAGCGTCGGATCCGGTCACCTCGGCCTCGTATGATGCCGATGCGGCCGTGCCTCCGTCGAACACGAGGCCCAGCGACTGGTACTCCTGCGTCTCCATGAGCATCTCGACCACGGGCGAGCTCAGGATCTCGGCCAGCATGTCGAACTCCTCCTCGGAGATGCGTCCGGCCTTGAGCGTCATGCGCCTCTGCTCCTCGTAGCCGCGCTTGTCGGCGTTGCGGATCACCGAGCCGTAAGGAGCAGCAGGGTCACCCTCGTAGTGGCGGCGGAACGTCTCGGTGACTGAGGCCGCCGTCTCCAGCTCCGCGCGGTCAAACAGCCAGTACGCCGCCTCTCCCGTCCTCGAGAGCCAGCGCAGGTACACGCCCTTGCCTCTCTCCCTGGTGTCAGGGATGAGCGTCATCTCGCGTGACGACACCTGCGACTGCACACCCTCCTGCAGATGGTAGAGCCAGCTGACACGGCCCTTCAGGATCCTGCCGGCGCGGAGCTGCGCCATGGCCGTCGTGCTGATGGCGTTGGCCACGGACACCTCGCGGCCCTTGCCCGTGTAGTTGCTCTGGAACGTAGGCTGCCTGGTCGAGCCGTTGAAGACTGTGCTGAAGTCGCCCAGGACGCTCTGCCACATGTTGATGCTCTGCGGGTAGTTCACGAACACCCTGCGGGTCACCTTGCCCCCGTAAACCTCCGTCGGGTCGAGCATGCCGTACATGCCCTGGATGTCCGAGGTCACGCTCAGGACCGTCGTCCCGTTCACCGTCACCTGCAGCGAGAACACCGCCGCCAGGGAGCGCCCTGCGGCGCCGGTGGAGTACGGGATGTTGTTCATGATGAGGTCCGGTCCGGGCGAGAGCATCTGCATGATGCGGCTGATGTCGAACTCTGCGTACCCGTTGTTCAGGTAGCGCGTCTCGGTATGCGACCGGCTGCCGTTCGAGGTGCACGTCACCGTGACCTGCACGGGCAGGGCGGACGTCGTCGAGCAGTTCACGACCACCGGCTGCCGGGAGTAGATGAACGCCACGTTGTTCGGGTACTGCACGGTACCGCTGTATGGCGTGGAGAATGATGATGATCTCATGTCTATGCTTCTATCTTGATTGGTTCGTTGATGATGAGGCGGTCGGTGACGAGCACCTCGTAGCGGCTGAGGATCCTGTCGCCGATGCGGTCGATGGCCTTCTGGATCTCGGGCGAGTAGATGTCCGCGCGTCCGCCGCTGCGGTAGAGCGCCGAGCCCTGGTGGATGATGGTGTGCGCGACGGCCCACTTGTTAAGGTCGAGGCCTCGGTTGTCTATCCACTCCCCGATGAGGTCCGCGAACCACTTCGGCGTGCTCTTCGGCTTCCTGCTCCACGGACGGCTTCCGGTCTCCAGCGTGGCGAACGCCTGGCGGCCCGTCAGGACTCCGGCCAGGCCCTGGACGCTGACCTGCATGGAGTCGCGCGTCCTGCCCGTCACCACCTTGTCGGCTGACGCCATGTTCTCGGCGATGCGGCCGCGCAGGGCCTCGAGCTCCTCGAGGAGTATCTGCCTGATCTCGTCGTCCATCATGGCCTAGTCCTCGCAGCGTCCGGGCAGCTCCGTGGCGCGGAAGTCCATGAGCACCCAGACAAGGTTCCCGTCCTGCGTGTCGTAGAGCACCTGGTAGCTGAAGGACCCGATCTGCTCCCACAGCCCCGAGGCGTTCATGCGCCCGATGAGGTCGCGGCACATCCCGAGCAGCTCCTCCACCTTGTCGAGGGTCTTCTCGGGATCATTGTCGAAGCGGATCGCGTCGGCGAAGCCCACCTGGACGCGGCGCGTCCTCGTCTCCGCCTGGAAGTACAGCGACCCGACGGTGTTCACGCTGCCCTCCGACGTCTGTATGTGAAGGCATGCCGGCATCTTCCTGTCCCTCCGCATCCTGTCGGTCCTGGTGTTCAGGTAGTAGGGCGTGCCGTAGCAGTAGTGCGGCGTGATCTCCGCCGCCAGCTTCTTGATCTCTCTGTCCGTGTTCATCGTGTATGTCTGTTCATTTCGTTCTGCACTCGCTGGAGGCGCTTCTGGTACTCCGCCTCCTCCATGTCATTCTTGCGGCACTGGTAGATGCGGAGCCACGGTGTGGCGAACGCCTCGTCGTGGTTGCTGATGCCCATGCGCCGCGCGTACCAGTCGGCCAGGCCGAACATGCCGAAGTCCAGCTTCTCGATGCCCGCCGTGATCTCCGCCGCGGTGTGCTCCACCGCCAGCTCCGCGAACAGGCCGGCGATGCGGTTCTGCTCCCTGACCACCATGTTGCGGAGGCCGAGCATCGGCAGCGCCGGCGCCCTCATCGCCCAGTCCGCGCTCCTGTCGAGCAGCACCTCGGCGATGGCCGCGAATATGCCCTTGTTTGCCCCGATCTCCTCCAGCATGACCAGTTGCTCCAGCGTGAGGTCATTGAGGTCCTGGGGGGCCTTCCTGCCCCCGATGCGGGCCGGACACGCCACGCCCTTCAGAGCCTTCACCTGATCGTCCTCGAGGTAGGGCTCCCAGCGCAGCACGTCGGCCACCGTGTCCATCTTGAATCGTTTTATCTTCATCGTTTCAGTTTTGCTATTCGTGTCGTCGTGTTCTTCGGCGGGCGGAAGTCAGCCAGCTGCCCGAAGGCCGCGTAGCGCATCGCGTCCATAGCATGGTCGAAGTCCTTGATCGGCTGGTTCAGCCGGTTGCCGTCGCGGTCAGTGTCCCAGAGGTAGTTGCGCAGCTCGTGGATCACGTTGACGCTCCGCTTCGTGACCTTGATGGCCCAGCCCTGCATCCATGAGATCTGCGCCTCGATCTCCTTGCCCTTGTAGCTCGGGAAGACGTTGAAGCCCGCGAGCTTGATCTCGTCGTTGGACTTCGGCTCGGCGCAGTCGGCATACAGCCTCGGGCCACGCTTCGGGAAGCCGTGGGCGTTGAGCGCCGCGATGATGTCGTAGTTGTGCATGCCCGGGCCGTAGAACATCTCGTCCACGTAGAGCTCCTTGCGCCTGATGTCGGCGAGGATGTCCACGCCGGCCGTCTTGCTGTTCGTGAAGCCGTAGTCCAGTCCTCCGATGCGGATGAGCCCGTGAGGGTCCGGCATGCGGTCGATCTGCTCGAACTCGTAGATGACGCCCTCCAGCTGTCCCGTCAGTCCGAGGCCATAGACGCGCCACCAGTTCCGGTTCTTCTTGCCCTTCTCGATATCCTCGATCTGCGCCTGCGTGAGGAAGCGGTTATCCTTGTAGGTGCTCACGATCGTGCGGTACCTGGCGTCAGCGGCGAGCTCGGTGTGCGCCCAGAACTCGTGCGTTGGGTTGTAGTCCACGATGACGAACTCGCGCGTCCTGATCATGAGCTGGTTCGCCGTCTCCCACCTGATGTTCTGGCCCTCGTTGATGAACAGGATGTCACGGGATGGTCCGTGCACCCTCAGAGGGCTGTCGCAGCTGAAGAACTCGATGATCGTGCCGGAGGCGAAGGCGAACGTGCAGTCCGTCGCATTCCACCTGGAGTCGTCCTTGAGAATGCCGGCGATGATGCCCTCGTCCTGGAGGATCCTCTCGAAGTCGCGGATCGCTCCCTTCTTCAGGTGCGGCAGGGTCTCCGAGACCACGGAGATGAGCTTCTTTGCCGTGAGGGCCACAGCGAGGAACACGAGGAACTGCAGCGCGCTGTACGTCTTTGTGCTTCTCGTACCTCCGCGGCTGTCCACGCCTCTGAGTCCGTCCCTGTATGCCCTGGCTATCTCGTCGAATACCCTCGTGGTCTCCATGCCCTGTTATTGCGTCTTGTCCTTGTCCATTATGTCCTGGAGCACCTGGGCGGTCTCCGGGTTCGTCACGTTCACCGTGACGCCC